CTCGGTCACGGCGGCGGCCGATGCGGCGTTGTCGCCGTCGACGGTGAGCAGGATCGCGTAGGTCGAGTCGTTGTAGCCCTTGGTCGCTGCGGGCTTGATGTCGACGCCCCGGATCTCCCACGAGTCGCCGACGGTCGACACGGCAACGGAGTAGCCCAAGCTGTAACCCCGGTTGACCGTGTAGTCGTTCTGCATGGACCGCAAGAACGCCTTGTACGGCTCGAGCGGTGCGCCCTCGGGACAGTCCCGGCTGGCGGTGTAGTGAATCACGACGGTCGTGATCGTGGCCCAGTTGATCGCCGGGCCCTTCACCGGCTGCGCCGGGTTCTGCCAGTCGCTGCGGGTAAAGGTGTAGGGGGTCATGCCGCCTCGTACGCGCCGTTGATCGTGATGATGTCGCCTGCGGCCCACGTGAACGGCACGGCGGCCGCTACACGTTGCATTGAGGCGTAGGTCGACGCTGCGTTGATGGCGTACACCGCCAGTTCGCTGGTCGAGAGCATCGTCACGGAGCCGGGATAGAACGTGTTGGCGGCGTCGATCAGGTTCACGCTTGCAGCGATGGTGCTGGTCGCCGACGCCGTCACCGGCAGGGTGATGCTGAAGTTGCCGCTGATCGACCCGCCGGTGCCGAGCACGATCTTCGACTGGAACACCACGACCTCGTTGATCTTGGAGTAGCGGTGCACCGACTCGGCGCCGGTGGTCCCGATCGTCAGGTTCGTCAGCGTCGGTGTCCATGCGGTGAAGGTGCCGATCGCATTCAGTTCGGCAGCGGTCAGCACTGCCGCGGTGAAGTTGCCAAGGGTTGCCACAGGTGTGTCCTCTCAGTAGCCCAGGATGCCGGTGTCGAGTTCGGAGGTGTCCAGCAGGAAGAACCCGGTAGGGACCGGCGAGCCGGTCAGCTCGAGCGTCCAGACGTTGGTGTCGATCGACCACGAGATGCGTTCGATCAACAGCTCTTGCACGATCTGCGAACCGACGCCGAGCGGGGTGATCTCGACCTTGATCCGGTCGCCGATCTCGAGGCCGAGCAGGGTCGGCCATTGCGTCGTCTGCGTCTGCCCGACGACGGCGATCGGGCGGGCCCGGATCTTCGGTGTCTTGCGATCGACGACAAGCCCGGTCGCCATGTCGGCGGCGAGTTGCAAACTCAACAACTGCGTCGACACCGACGCCGACTGCAGCCCATAGGCGGTCTGCGACGTCGAGTCGTCGGCCTGTTCGGTTCCGTAGGTGCACGACACCCGCACCGAGTTGGCGACGTCGATGTCGTTGTACTCGAAGCCGCTGAAGCGGGTGTAGTTGATGCCGGCGCCGTCGTCACTGAATGTCGCCTGCACGGTCTTGCCCTTGGCATCCTCCTGCGCCCAGTAGCGGGCGTGGAGGGTGACCTTGTTCTCACGGTCGGCGAACATGCGCCCCTGTTCGGTCGCTGCGATCGTCTGCAACTCCGACAGGGCCGAGCGGCCCTCGTAGGCGATGTCCCAACACTCGCCCCGGGTCGTGGTCGACATCGACCGCCACGCCGACGGCCACGACACGGCGTCGAGCACCCGGTCGGCACGGTCGGCCGTCGACTGAAGCCGGAAGCCGTAGCTGAGCCCGTAGAGCTCATTGACCTCGGCGGCCGAGAGCGTGGTGTTGTAGTAGCTGATGTCGGCGAGTTCGCCGATGAACGCCACGTGTCCCGACGGGCCGTAGGCGACGTCGCACACCCACATCGACGACGGCGCACCAGTCGCAGCCGTCGACACGTCGACACCGTCGACGTAGCACTTGGTCGCACCGTTGGCCTGCGTGATGACGACGAAATGCTGCACGCCGTCGGCAACGCTCACCGACGACGACACGGCCGGACGGCTGCCCGGGTTGAAGTCGAAGCCGCTGTAGCGGATCACGCCGGTCGAGTCGATACCGATCTGGGTCAGGCTGCCCCGAGACAGGATCATGCGCCACGAGGTCGTCGACACGCCGACCGTCGTCGTCTTCACCCAGAACGCCACGGAGAACGCACCACCGCTGCGAATCTCGGAGTAGTCGCCGGCGAACGATTCGACGCCGGTGAAGGTGACCGCTGGCCCGGCGCCACCGGCGAACGGTTGCCCGGTGACAGCCGGTCCCGGCCACGCGTAGGCCAGCGACTGGTTGCGGAACTCGTCGGTCCAGCCGGTGGTGTCGGGGAGCCGGAAGAAGCGGAGCGCACCGACGGAGTCGGCGTATCCCGTCACCGGGTTCGGCAGGTCCGTCTCAGCCAACCATGCCAAGGCGTCGTAGCCCTCGAGGTCGACGGTGACGTCCTTGCCGACGGCGGGGTACTGCTGCGGCCATCCGACGACGTGGCCGCGGAACACCGGGTAGTCGACGCCCGACCATGTCGCCGTGATCCGAATCTGTCGACGAGGGGTCAGCTTGCCGTAGTACGTGCCCGAGGCGTTCAACGGGTCGAACAGTCGGTCCCGGTTGTCGAGTGTCAGCGACACCCGGCCGGCGGAGAACGTCGCCACCTCCGACTGACGGCCGCGTGTGACGTTGATACCGGAGGTCTGACGGACCCGGGCGGTGATGTCCACCCAGGTCGGTGACGTTGCCAGCGGGTCGGACGCGAACGACACCTCGACCTTGAGTGTCGGTGTGGTCATATGACGTTCCCGTTCCGGCGGCGCACGTTGTTGATGAGGTCGATGAGCTCCCGGTCGGTGGGGAGCGTCTTCGGGTAGATGTTGACGGTGATGCCGCCGGTGCCGGTGGTGCTCGTGGTGCTCGTGGTCGGCGCCATGCCGGAACCGGACACCGGCGACAACGCTGCCCGGGTCCGACCGGCGTTCAGCACCGTGCCCGACTGCGACGGCACGACGAGCTCTGGCCCCTGTTCGCCGACGAGGTACGGTTCGCCGGCACGGACCGGGCCGCCGGTGGCACGCTTCTCGAAGCCGACAGTGCCCTGGCCCTTGAACCGGACCGGGACGTTTACGCCCTTCTTCCACTCGTCGATGTAGAGCAGCACCTCATTGAGGGCACCCTCGTCAAGCATGGTGTACAGCTGCGTCTTGACCTCAGGGGTGATGCCGTCGAGGGTCTCGATGTATCGGGCGGTGTCCTGCACGACGTCGTCGGTCGCTTCGCCCAACTCCATCCATGTCGACTCGCCGTCGGCGATCTTCTCCTGCAACTCGTCCAGCGATTCCTTGAGCGAGCGCCACGCCGAGCGGTCGTCGAGGTTGCCTTGCAGGATGCGCAGCGCATCGTTCATGTCGCTGATAGCACGCTCTGCGCGATCGGTGTCGAGCTTGGCGCCAGCGACACGTGAGGCGTAGTACTCGGCCCGGCCGCCGGCGTCCTCAAGGGAGATGCCAGCGCCCTCGGCGGCGGCGGCCAGCTCTTTCGACATCTCGGCAGCGAGGCGCTCTTCTTCGCTCAGATACACGACGTCGGGTGTCGCATCAGCGATCTTCTGCCCGAACACCGGCACGACCGAGATGAGCCCGTCGAACACGCCGATCGCACGCTCGCCGATGTTGCTGTTCTCGTCGAGCGCCCGGCCGAGACCGTCGACGACCTCGGTGCCCGACTGGCCCCAGTCGACGATGCCTTTGCCGGTCAGGCCCTCAACGGCGTCGTCGAGCTTGCCGAAGTTGGTTGCGACGGTGTCGACGGTCGTTGCCAGGTCGACGAGCACCGGGACCAGCGCCCCGCCGACCTCGAGCTGCACGTCCTCGAGGCGGTCTTTCAGCGTGTCCATCGCCGCTTGGAACTCGCGAGCGTTGCGCTTCTCTCGGTCGGTGATGATCTTGGCGCTACTGACGCCGTCGAGCGCCGCCTTGAGGTCGGTGGCGCTGAGCTCCATGAGCTGCGCCACCGAGGCGTAGCTCTTGCCGAACACCTCCTGCGCCGCCTTGGCACGCAGCGTCGGGTCCTCGATGGCGCCGATCGTGGTCAGCGCATTTGTGAACGTGGCGTTTGAGTCGACCATGCCGTCTTTGGTCTTGACGACCTCGACGCCATAATCGGCGAACACGCTCTTGCCATCGCCGAGCGCCTTGTTCATCTTCAAGATGGCGCCCTGCACGGCGCCAGCTTCGATGCCTAGGTCACCAGCGACCTCGGTCCACCTCGAGGCGTCTTCGACGGCGATGCCGGCGGCGTCGGCAAACTCGCCGGCGGCGAGCGCCGTGTCTTGAAACGCCTTGACGCTCTTGACGCCGAACGCCACCAGGGCTGCCCCGGCGGCCATCGCCGCCTGCCCGGCGTACTGGTTCAATGCCGAGCCGACACCGACCGTGGCGGCCTTCATCTTGCCCATCGCACCCTCGGCCTGAGCGACCTCGGTGCGCAGCTTCTTGACGCCCGACTGTGCCGGTCCGGTCACGAAGTCGATGACGACTGTGAGCTTGTCGCTGAACGCCATCTAGCTCACCTCCTGATGATTCGGGCGAACTCGCCCTGCACCACACGCCACGCCGCCTTCGGCGCCTCTTCCCGCTCACGTGCCGCTGCCATCTCGAACACGCCGGTGCCACGAGACGGGCCGAACCGATGCGATGCCCGAGGGCCGTACGGGGTCAGCACGGCACGGCCGGGGGTCGTGATCTTGCCCTTGCGGCCACGATTGGCGCCGGTGCGCGGGTAAGCGATGCCGGACCGTTTGCGGCCCGCATCGGCCAACAGCCACACGCCTTTCGGGCGGTGGTTGACCTTCACGCTCCAGCCGTCGACGTCGAACCCGGCGCCGAGCTTGACCCGGCCCGAGCGGAAGTTCGACATCGCACGATCGGGGCCGAGCTTGTCCTCGACAGCCGATACCGCCGCCTTGCGCGTGGCGATACCGGCGGCCATCGTGATCCGTGACCGGGCGTCGTTGCTGATCGTCGACTCCAGCTTGCGGACATAGGCGGACAGCGCCGCCGACTCAAGCCCGAAGTCGGTCACGACTTAGAACGTGCCGGTCGTGACGGCGCCGGTCACCTGCAACGAGGCGCTGTATTCCACCCGGCCACCGACCGACGACGACACCTCGAAGTTCGAGACGAACACGCTGCCAGCGACCCGGTACTCGCTCGCCACCGAACCACCGGGGCCCCAGATGAACGCCGACGCCGCCGACCCGGCAGCGTGGGCCTTCTTCAAGCCGTCGAGGTGCGACGCCACGACGGCGTCATACGGGCCCGACATGCTGATCTGATCGCCGCCGGTCTGAGTGGTGATCATGACCTTGGCGTTGGTCCCGAACACCGACACCTCGGCAGTGTCGGTCGTCGCGGGCAGGGTGAAGCTGTCCACGTAAGGGGACAGGTTCGTGAGGGAGTTGGCGACGTTCGCGAGGAAGAACGCCGAAGTGGTGCCGGCCTTGAATGCCATGGTCGATCCTTTACGGGTTGGAGGTGGTTGGAGGTGGTCAGCGACGAGCGAACGCCACGAGGCGAGTACACGAGCCGGTGCCGGTGACGTCGTCGACGACACGGACGTAGCGGTTGATGGTCCCGGCGATGTCGAGGCGTTGACTCGTCGCAGCGGTCACCGACGTGAACGACGCCAACGTCGTCCAGGTCGAGTTGTTCGTCGAGTGTTCGATGCGGATCGCATTCGAGGTGAGCCCGGTGAACGCCGTCACGTGCAGATGGGCGACGGCGCCGTTGGCGCTCGAGGCGCCGTTGTCGACGGCCGACCCGGTCGTGTCGACGGTGATCGCCGCCGACGCTGCGATGCACGCGCCGTAGCCGGTGTCGCCCGTTGTCGTCGTGGTGATCGAAGCGTCGACCGTGCCGGTCACCGAGCTCGTCGTTGAGTAGTCGGTGCGGATCGAGTCGAGCAGAAAGGCTGCGTCGCCGACGGCAGCGCCGCCGGGCAGGTAGGTGACCGGGATGTCACCGGCGGTCGCCCACGTGGCGGCGTGCGCCGCCTGGGCGGCGTCGTGGATGAGCTCGAACGACGCCGTCGACGACTCCTGCCCCGGGATGTACGCCTTGGAGTCGTCGCACAGGGTCGACACGTCGAGCATGTCGACCGCCGAGCTCAGCGAGAACCCACGTGCGTAGCACGACGCCGACAGGGTGCCGGCGAACACTCGCGATTTGGTAGCGGAAACGAACGGCATTAGAACACGACCTCCACGTCGAGAGCGACACTGAGAAAGTTGCTTTCAGCGATGGCGACCGCCTGCACTTCGCCGATCTGGGTCACCTGCGCATAGTCGACGGCAAGGGTCCAGTTGGCGCCGTTCTGAATCGCAGCGGTGACCGAGTCGTTGCCGGAAAGCTCGCAGTATTCGTCGAGCTTGATCTGCGCCGACCGCTCCGCCGTGCGATCGACGTAGATGGTGATCGTGAACAGATAGGCGGCCTTCGACTGGGTGAACACCATGCGGGGGTCGAACGCCCGCCGGGTCACGATCGCAATCGGGGGAATCATCGTCTCCTGCACCAGCGGAGCGGCCCGTAGGCCGGCGTGGTCGGTGATGATGTCGGCGAGCTGGTCGCGCACCTCGGTGACCGTCGGCATCACGCCACCCGAGGATGGCAGTAGGTCTCGAGCAGCGCCTCTGCCATCGGGTTGAGCCTGGCCTGCACCCGCATGGCGACGCCCGCCTCGCCGAACTGCGCAGCGCCGAATACGGCATCGCTGGCCTTGAACAGCTGCGAGGCTTGCACCAGGCACGCCTTGGTCACGTCGTCGGGGATCGCCGGCCATCCGAACCGGGCGGTGACACGGACGCCGGGACGGAGCACCCGGTAGGGAAACCCGCTGTAGTTGTCGGTGTTGACGATCCGAATCTGCGTGAACGGATGCACCGGCACGTTGTCGGCAGCGTTGACCGGGAGCAGGATGTAGTTCGTCCCGAGTGTCAACGTCTCGGAGTAGGTGCCGTCTTCGGCCTCGTCGGCCTGAACGATCAGACCTGTCGTGGTCGAGATGTCGTCGGTGAAGCAGTTGAGCGGATCGTCGGCGTAGAACTCGCG